AAAGCTCTATGAATTTGCTACAGCTGATAAGCAGTGATTTCGGTCACTGCTTTTATTATTGCAAACAAAAAAACCGCAAGCCTGAGCCTGCGGTTTTTTTAAGAAGAAAAATAGAATCTCCTTTCTTTATTTTGTAGTGATGAGCCCATCAGGCTCAATGTTAAAGGCTTCTTTATCGGCCATGCGACCATCAGGAAGCAGCATGTAGTATCCGCCATTGTAAGGCACAAATGTGTTCGATTTCATATCGCCGTTGACGGCATCCAGGTAATACCATTTTTCATAGTATTTAACCCAACCAGTCTGCATAGAGCCATCACGGTTGAAGTAATACCATTTGCCATTGATTTTCTTCCAAGATGTGGCCATATAGCCATCCTTGTCGAACCAATACCATTTGCCGTCTGTGTGCTTGAGCCAACGTTCAGAATACATGTATCCACGACTGTCGAAGTAGAACCATGATTTGTTTTCTTCAATGTACTCAAATTGGTCTTTTGGATAAGAGCCATTTGCACGAACCCACCAATAACCTGTGTCATTCTTCTGCCAACCTGTCTTGACCTCTTCGGCAGTTGCAGATGGATTAGTCAGACGATACACATAGTAGTAAGGGCGTCCTGCATAGAGCCAAATATCATCATGATCATTCACCGTGATGCCGTCAAAACGATAGTTACAGTGGATAATGTTATCACTATCCACAAAAATACCAGTATGGCCACCTGCTCCGCTAGAATATCCGCGACGTCCCCAGATAAAAATATCCCCACGCTGAGCATCCCACGGAGTATTCTCAGAGATAAGCTCATATCCGTTCTTTTTGAGCCAGTCATGTTCATACTCAGTATTGACCGCCCAACCAGCGGACGCGGCTCCAGCGCTCGTCAAAGCGTAGTAGATCGAACTTGAGCAATCGTAAGAGTCGGGGCCGTTACGATCATCCATGCTGTATGATACTTGGCCTTGTCGTGCACGCATCCAAGCAATAGCTGTTTCAATGTTTACTGTCATAATTACTCCCCTTTCCAGGCATCATTCATCTTCTTGACAGCTGACTCGACAAATGTGTCGAGTTCTTTGTCACTCATGCTGATGTTATATTTGCTAAGCTCAGCACGGATTTTAGTGCGTGCTTGCTCCAGTTTTTCTTCGCCTTTATAGCCAGTTTCGGCTGCGATTTGCTCTACGGCATTGACTGCGTTCTTAGCCAAGATTTCTACAATCTTGATAGTCTTTTCTCCGCCCTTTCGCAAAAGGTAATCTTTTACTGCTTTGATGATACTGCCTGTGGCTACTGCTAAAAAGCCTGTAGCAAATGCAATAATGATTTCGTTAAATTGTGACATATGTTATTCTCCTTTGTTTTTATCTTCGTCTTTCTCAATCAATCGCTGAAACGCTTTTAAAATTGGCTGAAAAAGAGTGACATTTCCTTTTAGTTTGCGGTAATTTTCAATGAGTGATTGAAAAGTAAATGCGATGTATCCGAGATAGATCGAGTACAAGAATGCGAATCCTGTCTTCTCAGGTAAGAGCACGGACATTGGGATAAGGATCATTAGCAAGAGGACCCCTAGAATTTTGCGAAGAAGTCCGTTGATGCCGATTTTACTCTTGTACTCGATGTCAGGGTTGACAATAGCCGCAATCGTTCCTGTCACAAAATCAATGATTTCCATTGAGACAATCAATGCCAGGGCGTACAAGACCAGACCGTCTTCAGTCTGGACGACACTTCTTAAAAAATTGAAAAATTCGATTTGCATATATCCTCCTTAATCGATACGTGGCATGACCACAGTCAACACGCCTTGTTGTAGCATTTCAGCAAGTGACTGTTCTTTCCATGTGTAACCTTCTGTCGGCTGCATCTGGAACTTAAAGATAGTCTTGGTTCCACTTGGCCATTTGGGATTGGTATCAAATGGATAAGCGCCTGAGATGATGTCTCCGTTTGAGTAGCGTGTGCTCTTCACAAGTGGCTTGATGAAATTTGCTACTTTTCCATAAGCAAAAGTAGGCATACCTCCATTTTGAGATACTGACAAAGCGATCATGATCTCAAGGATCTCTGAGGCCGCATCAAGGTTTTCCTTGTTCTCTACGGTCGCTTGCTCCACCTTGACAGCCATTTCTTTGTTTTGTTTTAGTTGCTCATCCACCTTGCTGAATTTTTCGGTTTCTGCTCGGTTTGGGAAGTTTTCCTGATACAAAACTTCAAGAGCCATCTCAAAAAGCTCTGTATTTGACAAACCGATTTTATCAGCTGGTAGCAAGATAGGTACGATAGCACCGTCTGCATTGACTAACGTGACCTTTGTAGCGGATTCTTTTCCGCTTGCATCAAATTCTTGGGATTTTGTCCCGTATTCTAATTTCATAGAAGCTCCTTTAAATTTTGAATGAAATATTATCTAGGTTTAGCCAATTTGAATCAACATTATTTTTCACAACCACGTTTCCACTTGGATAGACTCCGACAACGGCAGGGCCATAGTCATTGTTTAAAGCGGTTTTGAATAGCGTTGTGGAGGGTCTGAAATTTTCAGGTAAAGTAAAGATAATTGACTCACGGGTAGTCTTTCCGCCTTTGCAAGTGCCTTTTAAATAAACAATACCGTCAAATGTTTTTGAAAATTGGACATTCCCATAATCTCTATGATGGATCCACCCATTTTGTAGGTTGGCATTTTGCCAAGCTGTTGGATTGCTTTCTGACTTTAGTAAAGTCACATAGTCAGAATTATTAGTGGATTTTGATTGTTGCACTAGATAGCGCCATGGCCTCCAAACGTTGTCAAAACCATTCTCTCTAACAGCCATATATCCAAATGACGTAGTAAAACGTTGAATACATTCCTGAGAATTAGGGTTAGGTCTGAATACTTCTAACATCCCCCAAGCGCCAAAAGGATTGTTGGGAGAAGTTCCGTCTATCCACCAAAAGCCAGTATCTTTCATGCTGTTAAAATCCTGTTTGATGAGTTTTCCACATCCGTTATTATCAGTCAGCTGATATTGCTGTATGGGCTTGTTGTCTGCGTAGATGTTGCCCTTGACATCCAAAGCGCCCTGCTCACGGATTTTGTTGACCCCAACCCCTGACCTATCATAAGACAAAACCACGCTCTCTGTTGGCACGTTGACCATGAACTCAGTACGAGTGAATTTGTCCTCGAGCGTTCCGATTACAACCCACGACTGATTTGCTAGATAATTGCCAGCAAGATTAGCTTGAGAATTGACCAGGTTTGAGATACTAGTCCAGGATCCAGTGGCTGGCCCTGTATCCACTTGAAAGTTAGTAGTCCCAAGCCTTGCAACCTTGAATGTCAAAGTCATTGTATTCTTTTGACTTCCTGAGACGGTCAGAGGGGCGATTTTGGCATTTCTCGTAGCGGTCAAGGTGCTAGAGGTTGATCCCGTTCTTGCTATGCTAAAGCTAAGAGCAGGGGCAAAATACTCAAGCACTGTTACAGACACCTCTCTAGCGTCTGACCATCTCCCACGGCTATCTGAGACGCTCGCTCTAATTTTGATGGTGCCGTGGTAGTTCATAATGCCAAGACTCCCACCGTTTGAGCTTGTAGACTGGTTTTTGCCGACGATTTCGGCATAGTATCCAGTGATGGATGAGCCATAAGAACCGACTGCGCCATTAAACGCTACCTTAATGTTAGAGATTACCTGGATGAACGTGTTTCCGTTTGGGATGAGATTTTGAGCTGCACCATTCAAGTCTGACAATGAAATCCCTGTAAATGTGGGTTTCACATTCGCTGGTACACTAGCCGTCAAGGTAGTTGACTGCGTACCTGTCTTTGTAGATCCTGAATAGGTATCTACAAAGACAGTCCCTGTTCCACTTGCGGAGTTTGGGATGTCATTGGCAAAGTCAAGAGGGAGCGTCCACGTTGTGGATGTGTCTACATTCGTTGCAATCGTCCCTGACTTACCTGCCCATGAATAGCGCACTGTATGCTTAAAGCTGGAGCTCTGACGGTTGATGTTGATAGTAACCGCACTGCCAATAACACCAGCGCTCACGCTTACAGAGCTAGAGCGTGGTATAGTCGTCAGGCTAAGGCTTGCTGAGACTGTGATAGTCCCATGCAGGCCGTTATTCGGATTGAATGTACAAGAAACAGGGAGCGTCTTAGTTCCGTCTGCATTGTGGCTGATTGTGCTTGAGCCACTAGCAAGCGTGTACTCCTCGCCTGATGTCTCCCACGTCGGATAGCTGTAATGGACGTTACGGCCATCCAGATTAAGAGACAGCGTACTGTCTCCTTGATGGTTATGAGTGTAATAGGCGCCTGTACGACTAACTGTCATCCGCCAGTTGACGATTGAGGTGTTAGCCGTGATACTCTGAGAGCCCTGCTCTACATAGACATTGAGATACAAGCTCCCACTTGAATTACTAAACTTTGCCATACTTCCTCCTATCCTACATACCTGATGACGTTCATGTCAGGGTTAATGTGATACTGTTCTTCTCTAAAACGTCCTATTTGGATAGTCTTAGAGAAAATCCCGTTCTCAATGTGGATAACGCCCTGACTGATGTACATAACCTCGACACCGGCGCTAAACATTGAAATTCGTCCGTTTGGATTGAACATCATGCTAGAGCTACCATCATTCTTGCCAATCACAAGTCCCTCATTACTAGAGCTCATGTAAGTATCAATGAAATTCCAACGATCAGACAATTCTCCCAAGTCTTTGGCAATGTTAGAAACACGCTGACTAGCTGAAATCAAATCTTTCTCAGCTTGTGCCCTCGCTGTCTCATTGGCCTTGACAAAGTCCTTGTAAGCCTTAATCCAGTTATCTAAGTCATCAGCGCTAGCCTTAGCCTCAACCTCGGCTTGAATAATTCCAGCTTTCTCATTCAAAGCGTTCAGCTGTTCCTGAGTTAGCCCTTGGTCAGCCTTAGAGTTGATGTCGTTTTCTACATCCTCAATAGCTTTCACATAGCCAAGAAAGTTAGTCCCCACGGCTAACATGGCATTTTCAAGCGTGACCGTCTGATTAGCTGGAAAACCGTAATTTGTGCCAAATCTGATAAAAACATTATTTGTCTTGTATGTTTCATTAGCTTTTGACAAATCGATAATAAACTCAAATTTTTGCGGAGTAGTAACTCCAGCTTTGAGTATGAGTCTGTTACTGTACCAAGGGGCAGCCGAAAAATGCACAGCGACCTGTGTATCTTTTGTTAAAGCAGGAGACAAGGAGATTTCAAATGAGATACGAACATAATTCGGTTTAAGTCTATCTGGATTTTTCCAAAAGTCATCAACAATAAAAGTCCGCATGTCATACATTTCACGATTTCCTGTGTTGATTTGCTGAGTTCTGCCGTTTTTGAAATAGTTACGATTTCCACCAGAAACATTATCAAAGAGAGCTGTCCACTTGTACCTTGTAGGATCCTGACTATCTGCCTCAGTGAAATCCGTTAGCGTCCCTAAATAGCGCTTATTTGTGCTATCAGTTGTACTGAAACCATCACGTCCATCAGCGGAGTTAGCCCAGGCTCTGTGAAAGTATGGAGTCCGTCCATCTGCTCCAGGCTTACCTGGAATACCTTGAGGGCCGTCCTTACCGTTTAAGCCATCTGAACCTCTCCATCTCATCCAGCGATAGTCAGAAGGATTCACACTGTCAGTTGAGTTGAAATCAACATAGACCCCTATATAGGCCTTGTCAGCGTTAGTCTGGCTAAATCCACTACCTGAGATAGTGTCTGCGTAGGCAATGTGAGTGTACTGTGTACGACCGTCAGCTCCTTTAGGTCCAGGGATACCTTGGTCACCCTTTACACCTTGCAAGCCTTGGAGTCCTTGTAGCCCACGCTCCCCACGATCTCCCTTTTCACCTTTTTCTCCTCGGTCACCTTTGGGACCAGGGTCTCCTTTAGCACCTTTTTGACCGTTATCCCCCATTTTTGCAACAGAAAAACCTGTCTCTGAGGTATTATCTGTGTAGCTCCAGGTTGTTTTAGTCCACAAATACTGTCCAGCTGGAACGCTAGGGATTTGAGATAACCATCCACTAGTTGGTGGAATAGTCCCCGAGGTTGAGCTAGCATAGGCTACGGTAGTTGCACGGATACCAACGCCATCCTTACCAGCGACACCATCTCTACCAGTATTTCCATCTCTACCAATCCTAGCTACTGAGTAGCCAGTTTCAGATGTGTTGTCTGTATAGTTCCAGGTTGTCTTGGTCCAAAGATATTGTCCAGCTGGGATAACTGGAACAGAGCTTGTCCATCCAGTGCTTGGAGCGTTAGCCCCTGAGGTAGATGATGCGTAAGTAATGACAGTAGAACCCAATCCAACACCATCCTTACCAGCAACGCCGTCTCTACCTGGGTCCCCTTTATCTCCTTTGGTACCATCAAAGGCATTTAAAAAAGTAATCTGCTCAGAGGCGACCTCTTTGTTATCAACCCATGCCGAGACTGTCAAGACCATCTTTTGATTGATGTCAGCAGCCTTGACAATATAACTAGGACTTGTGGCCTTGATTACACCATCCACTACCCATCTCCATCCACTGTTGATGACCTTGTTCCCTTTCATAAGAGTAGGGGTCACAATGGTCTGACCTTGGCCATTTTTAAAGGCTATGCCATTATCTGTGGATAATTTGACGGTATATGGCTTAGCAGCTTCAAAAAGTCTCTCAAAATCTGCTTGGATACCATCAGACAACTGATTTTCAAGTGCCTTGAAATTCGCAAAAGTTGTTTTGTTGTTTGTTGGGTTTGAAAAACTGATTTTTTGTTCAGAAACACGGGCTTGAACTATTAATAGAGGATTGAATCCCTCATCATGAATTTTAACTGTATCGCCGATTTCAACATCGACAAAACCATCAATTTCATAAGTGATAGCTGGATAACAATGTTTTTTTAGTTCGTTGTATGCTAGACGTCGCAATTCTTTTGGATTATCAGTATCGTAACTAAAATCCTTTCTTATGTACTGGTCTAGTTCACCTGTTGAATGTGTGAATGTTGATGGATATAGCTGCATAGAGATTGGAGCAACAAGATGAGAGCCTAATTGATAAAACTCACAAATTCCATCCTTGTTGTATTTTTTCCACTCATCAAGACCTTGTATTGTAACTACTTCCTCAACTTCTTCACCAGAGCCATTTTTTACCCGTCTTTTCCCAGTTGGACGAATTGAGTTGAAAAGACCTGTCTTATCAACTCTACGAGTGATAGAAGTGACATTTTTACCGTATTTTAGGCTTATATCATTTCTGATACGTCCTACACCTTGATGAGTATCATCATTTTCACGATAGATATTGATAGCAAATCTTTTGATTGTGCTATCAGCGTTTAACTGTGTATCAAACTCAATCTCAGCATCAAAGCGTTTGGCTAGACTCAATAGACGGGCTAGTTTGGTTTCTTGCCCCTCCCACTCAAGAGTACGCTTGTTATCTGATACTTCATTGATGCCAATAACAAGATGGGTATAGTTTAATAAATCCATAGCCTCACAATATTCTGCAAAGCTCATTGCCTTAGTAGCTTTATAAGGATTAGCTACTTCATTGATAAGCTCAAGATTGAGGTTTTCGCAATAACATTTGATTGTTTGCTCATTTTCTTCAACCTGCATGACGTTAAAAATAAAGCTCTTGCCATGATATTTGAAAGACACCCACGCTCGTTCATTAAGGTATGAATGGGCTTTTTGCGTTGGAGTGTCTGACTTGATAGCCTTTTTAAATATAGTAAATTCAAAAGTAGATGAACCTGTTTGTAAGCTCCTAGTCCATGTATCATTGTAAAAATTAAGCGTACTTTGCTTGCTATTATCAACAAAAGCAACCTTTTGCAAATTCGCATCATGAATTGTTAAGAGCATGACTAGATCCACCTTTCTTCAAATTCTACTGTTACTGTTGGTTTTTTCTTGATAAAACTAGAAAAATACATCTCAAGCTTGGACTCTCCAGGAGGTATAGATAGCCATTGCGAACCGTCAACAACCTCTCCAGCTTTTGCGATACCATCAATGTAAACCGTATCATCTTCACTATTGATTACAACATTTGAACCCATAGGATAACGATTTGGGATATCACTCGTCATAGGTACAAAGTCTTTTCTGAAAATCAACTCATCAATGTACATGTGTGATACCATAGGCTTGTCGTGATAAGCTCCCAGAGTAGCATGGATTTTAGCTGATTTTTTGCCCTTGATTTCAGGGATAACAAAGTTGTAGTATGATCCGTTGTAATAAACCTGTACTGTGTTGTCATTTCGCTTAATCTCAAATTGCCCTTTTGAGTAATTAAACGGATTCAAAGTGCTATCGGATGTGCCTGTGAAAGTAAGGCATTTTAAAAAGTTGTACTTACCTTTTCCATCCGAACCAAAGATATTAAATTCGCATTCTTGACCTTTAGAACGTTTAAATGTCTCAACGCCATACAAAAATTGATCATTTGTGTCTGACACAGTTATCTTGATAAAGCCGTATTGAGTTGCTGACTCTGATTGAAACACTTGCTTACAGAATAGATAATCATTCAATGAACCTCTCTCGCCTGCTGCATCTACTGGAATATCCCATGATAGTCCTGTCGCATAATTCCCATAACGCCCTTGGATGAATTGATCTCGTAGTCTTATGTGCTTCTTGTCCCACAATGTAATCAATTCAGATGCCCCAGTAACAGTCTCACCGTTATCGTTTGTGATGGCTCTATTTTTAAACGATCTATTGAACGCATCTGAAATCTTATCGCCTCTAAAATCCAGCAAGACCTCGGATTTTTTAACGATCCCAGTATCAGCCTCTTCACGGTTTCCAAGCTCAAAAGCTGTATTATTATTGACAAGGCCAATATAACCATTTTCAGCATTGTGCTTAACTCGGATAATTGGAAATGCCTCAACTGTACCATTGTTTGTGAGGTCAAAGACTAGTTTATCTAGCGTTCCTTTGGCGTTTGCTTCGCTATTAAAATCCTTATAAGCTGAGCTATGGGCTACACCATCTGGAACGATGAATTTTATAGACCCCATCGAACGTCTCCCACTTGCCTCTTGCATAGAGATATCATCGATTACCATGGCCAGATAATACTTGTCTGGCTCATCTGAAAAGGTCAACTCTTTAGGACCATCAACATTAAAAATACCCGCAAGC